TATGGTTTTTCTTTCGGCATTTGTTAGTTTTACCCGTGACGCACGGTCTGTTTTCATCAGTGTCCGTGAGATATAATGATTCACAACTACATTACAAATCAGATAGTGTTTGATCCCTTTTGCCTTCAGTTGATGAACATACATATCGTCCGAATACCAGAACTGATAGGTTTCATCCAGCGGGCCGATAATATCCCAAACCTTCGAATCCACAAACAGGCACCAGCCGGTTACATAAAGGCAGATTTCATATCCTTCATAGGCATAGTCACCACGTTTAAAGAGCTTTTGTCGTGGATGGTTTGAGAGTGCTGAAGTAGATAAGTATCCATACTCTCGCATCGTATATCCAATAGACGACCACCCCGGCATGAAGATTATGTCATTGTTTGCAAGTATCTGAACGTCGCCCTTGCGATGTTTCAGTCCCAGATTCAGGCAATGATTGTAATTGAACTCACCCTCAAACAAAACATACTTATCTACATTCTTGTATTCTGTCTTTTGATAGGTTTCAACAAGAATTACATTAACATCCGCACGGTCAGCCAAACACGAATCAATAGCATCCTGAGTCATCTTTTTGAGAGATGAATCCTTGCTTGCGGATATTATGATGAGATCGTACTTCAAAATATGTATTCTTTTGTTGGTGTACTCTGATTCAATCCTATGTGGTTCATCCCTAAGTCCAGAAGATAAGCCGGAGGACAACCAATTGAACGGTAATATTGCCCGATCATCCAGTCGCCGTTCTTCAGACAGGTATATTCTTCACATAGCTGACGGACAAACTTTGCCGGTGCAAGCTGAAAAGCCCCTCCGGTGTGAGATGTGTATTGAACTTGGTATCCGGCGATTTCAGCCCGTTTAAAGACCGTAGGATAGAACTTAGGGTCAATCATCAGGTCAGGCGGTGAGACTGCGTGTGGACCGGCTTTCTCAATGAAATCAACCAATCTCGCAATCATATCCTCGGTGACAGTCTCAACATCATTATCCAGCTTCAGGATATAGTCATAATCCTGCAACTGTTGAACGCCGTAATAGAACGCTGCCGCGATCCCATAGTTCTTATCCAACAGAATCCGGTATTTATCTTGCAACCATTCAACAGTGCCGTCAGTCGAACCATTATCAACAAACAGATGAAAGTCAACTCCGGTCTTCGCGTTAAAACTCTCCCATGTCCGCTTAGTCAGTTCAAGGCGGTTGTAGGTTATTGTGATTGCTGCTACTTTTTTACTCATATCGTTATTTTAAAGGTCATACCCTGCTCCGCCTGGAATATGACAGACGCAGTATTCCCCTGCATTTATCTTTTTATAGTTTCTGAATCTTAAAAGTTTCTGATTGAAGTAATGATCATGCGCATAACCGCGATGACCCCACAAGACCCCCAGTGACTTGCGGTGACAGATATTCGACGTTCCATTTGCCCCTAACCGTTTTATATCGCAGTTACGCGGGATGAAGTCCGTACCGTTATACACCCAGTCATTGAAGTAAGCCCAATCCAAATCACCAATCTCATCAGCTATGCCCTGCAAATGACCGTCACCCCAATAATCATCATTGTCAATGTAAATGATGTATTCACCCGCAGCAAGTTCAATGCCTTTGTTTCGTGGTGCGCCATCCCACCAGGGGCGTTTATCAATCTTCACGGCCTTTATTCGCGGGTCATCATAACGTGCGACGATTGCCATTGTTTTCATGCACCCGTCAGCGACAACAATCAATTCCCAATCCGTGAAGGTCTGAGCAATGACACTATCGATAGCCCTCACGATCTTTTCATCTCTTCGTGAAGCAGCCCCGCCGTATTCAGCGAGAGTTGAGGCCATGATAACTGAGAACTTCATCTGTAAATCACGTATTTGTTATGATGTGCTATTGATCTCATGTTCTCGCGGTCTGCCTTTGTTTTCTTCCGGCCTATCATATAACCCGCAACAACCCAATCAAACATTGACAGATCAATTCCGGAAAAGTTACCCATGACCGGCTCAATTGATACAAGTAATTTATTCTTCAGTCCTTCCATTGTCTTTGCCCTGAACATCTTTTCGGGTGATTCAATTGTTGCACCAAGATAAACATTTTCCGGGAATTGAAACTCATGATACCTTTTAGGATTCTTTGTCAAGAACGCGAACTGATGAATATGATTCTCACGCACAACGTCAATCACCGCCTGAATCCATAACCTGTCAACCCACTCACCGAACAGATCAGCAAACGGGCAGACAAATATCACTGAGGGCTTTTTGTATTTCTTAGGCTCTCCCATTGCCTTCAGGTTAATGCGCGGAGTATCAAAGTCATCAAACTCTTTGCGGGCGTAACAATATTCGCATCCATGCTTACAACCTACAACCGGCGACCAAGCCCAATGATACCAACCGCGCGAGGCTATCATTCCTCTTCCTCCTGTCCAAAGTTCAGAACCGGCGGTTTAGGTTTCTCGCGTTCCATTTGCCCCATGTAAAGCGCAACCTTTTCTTTGACCTTCGCAAGTATGACCTGATAACTCATCTCATACAGGTCTGGAATCTCCTGTTCAAGTTCATTGAAGATAGATTCAAGGTTAGCATAAAGCGTTGCATTATATTTCGTAGTGAGGTTCTGAGAGATCAGCAGATTGATTGTTTCTTCTTTATATCCTCGGAACGGATTGAATGAGTTTTTAATCCTGATGACCTTCAGATCGTATGGTTGATCGGCATACAGCTTTTCGTTTATGTCATCTTCAATCTTAGCTATTGTTGAAGTCGAGGCGTTTGCATCCTTTGCCTCACGAAGTTCGCGCATCAGTTCCGACATTGACTTGAATTTAAAGTCCTCAGGATATGAATGTTCAACAAATAAGTCTTTAGCAAAATCCGTATAAGTTGCGATATCTCTCACGACAAACTCCCACATCGTAGAAAGTGAACGTGCAAAGGGATTCAAGGTATCGTTAAGGTTATCCAGGTCAAGTACCTTTTCTGTCGCCGTTGCTGCTACCTCTGACTTATCCAATAGTTCCTTATTGAACATCATCAGGAACACATTGGCACGAAGCTCATTTATATAGTCCTTCTGGAAAGTAAGCAGATCAATCGGAGGTGCTTTATAGACAAGCATCTTTTCAAGGTCAATCATCATTGTCGGATCGCGCGGCATATCCAGCGTGATAACATCCATTGTAGAGTTATGCACCGGCTCACGGCCTGATCCCTTGCACACTCCGCAAGTATGACCGTCTTTCAGCATCCCAGAGCCGCCACACTCATTACAGGGAGTAACATATTCAAATCTCTGAGGGAAGGCCGTCATAGCTGTAGAAAGGTCTAACTCACTGTCTATTTTGAGCGTCTTATTCAGATATGGAATCACATCATGAAATACTGACACAAATGTTCTGCCCTGAGTTTCAGCATCGCGTTTGTATCCAAATCTCCGCGCAGGAACTTTCGTGTTCTTAGGCGTGAAAAACTGAATAAAATAATACTTGTTCTCTATTTTTATATATTCTGGATATTCTTGCCCTTCAGGTAAATATAAGAAATTGATCTCAGGCTTTTCAACCTGGGTGAATGTGATTGTATCCATGCCTAAGTAGATAGTGTACTTGAAACCGTCCGCTTCTCCGGCCTCGGTCTTATACTTTATCGGGAGTTTTACAACCAGGTATTCAAGTATGTTGTTCTTCATCTCAAACATCACACATTGTTCAGAGGTTGCAATGAATGGATAAGGCTTTGCTTTCTCTTTTGCCGGATTGAAAGCATCAAATTCAGTAATCAAAAATGCATTAGGATCGATATAGTTATAATCCACAAAAGCATATTCAAAGAACTTTTCAAGTGAAGCATCGCCCCAGTAATGAGAGATGAATTGTTCAAACTCATCCTTTCGTTTCTGGTCGTCTTTGTCGCCCCACGAGATATCCCTCTTTTTTGGCTTCGTGCGTACTGTCTTTTGAAACGGCAGCTTTGTTGAGGCCAGCGTCGGTGGAATGATTGAGTTCGTGATTGTCTTTCGCATCTCAAACTCTTCCGGAGTTTCACGCTTAACGATCTGTTGAAGCAAGTCAGCAACCCCGTCGCCTGATACCATCTTGTAATAAGTCTCGGCTAACTTTGTCACTCGCTCATAATCTCGGTGCGTAAGATTGCGCCGGATTATCTCTGTCAGTTTTAAAAGTCCTTCCTGTTTATTCATTTAAGTATTTGTTAATTGTTTCGCGTGTTCTCATGTGAGCATCATCCATCGGGTCCGGGGTCTGCATCTTGTTCACTAATGCAACAAGTTCATCAAGGGTGAAGAAATAACCCTCTTCGTATTTGTCATTTGACCGGATGCGATATTCAATCGTTTTCATGCCGTATAATAGTTATTAAATGCCTCAACTATCAGATAATCAAGACCGTCGGAAAGATGACCGTATTTCTGATACTTGTCGCCCGTGACCTTGTCCGTAACGATATGTTTATCTTTCCCGCCGTCAATCGCTTGCTTAACGTACAACATATCAGCAATCATCTTCTTGCACCCCTCGTCAATGCGTATTCGTATCGGCAGTTTGTTCTCGAATATCCTGTTTATGAAGTCGCGGCGTTTAACCAGCGGCGGGTTCCTGGTTACGGTTCTGTCAGACTTGGCAACAAGATAACGCCGCAGCTTGAACTCGACGATCTCGTAATGATGCCGGAAGTCCTTGTTCATTGTTGAACGCGCACGGCCCGAAGCGTCACCGTAATAAAACAACCCCGATTTGTGATTCGGATACCTCAAAACAAGCTCTTCGCATACTTCCTCTGTTGAGTTGCGCGGGTTCTCCAGTGCTATTTCGTCAATGCAATAAGCCCACCATAGGTCATCTTTCTGCTCGAACTGCCATATTGAACATGAGTTATAAGGCACTGAGTTCTGGTCAAAAGATACATGAAGCGGGCGATCAGGGTCATACTTCAGGTTATCTACGTGTTCAATCCTGTTAAACGAAGAATAAAACTCACCCCCTGTAGTGGCAAAAGGATTGCCAAATACTAAGGCGCGGCCACGTTCTTCTGTATTGTTTGCAAGGATAGTGTTTATATAATTCTCCCCAACATTATGAACGTTATGATAAGCCGATGAGATAACAACCTTTTTGTTATTATATTCCTTCTCAAAAAACGTCTTATCCGAATAAATCTTTTCGGTTATCTCATCAACATACTTATCCAGCTCGAACATCTCAGCGAGCCAGTCGGACTTTGCCGGTGACGTAAGACAGTAAAGAGGATTCCATTGCTCATGCTGTCCTCCTTTTGCGGAAGGTTTACCGTCAACAATAAACATCCCTGGTTGTCTCATTCGTGTTATGATGACCTCTTTTACAGCTTCCTCTTTCGTGTCTTTGGTTTCATCCAATAGACACCACGCGAACTCCTTGCCTGAATGAGTTTCGTAATTATCCAAAGAGCCGGTGAAAATCAACCCTCCATTGGCAAATGAGATAATATTCGTAAAGCGGTCAAAGTTACGTTTACATTTAGTCCACATTGCCGGAGGCTCTTTGCCTGAGACATATAATCCTGCGGGATTCTCTTTGCTCCACTCTGTCACTCCGATTGAAGCCCAATATTCACGGATACGAAACAGGGTCGAAGTATTAAGCTGATCGTATGTATTTGCAAAGATCGCCCCCCTTACGTCTGGGAACTTAGAAACAAAGTTGATTGAGAGAACACCACCTAAGAAAGTTTTACCCGACCCCGTCCCGGCAAGAAACAGATTTATCGCTGCCGTCGATTTGAGTATCGACATCTGAGGCTTTGATAATATCTGCTCAACTTCATTCATTAGTTTTGATAATCACGTTAGGCAATTGTGGAACGTTTACAGTAGCGTCAATCTTTGTCGGAGCATCAAAGCCTAACATCTTCGTGATTGAATCCAGGGCTTTCTGTTTGTCGAATAGTTTTATCCGGACATACTCAACAGAAATAGGTTCTTTCTCTTTTGAATCTGGATCATATTCCCATTCTGTTTTAACCTTCGTGTCAATCTCTGCAATGATAGCTTTCTGATCTTCCGTAAGCGATTCAAAGTCTTTTCGCTTTATCCAAGTATTGTGAAGGCTTGCGATTGAATTGAAGGCAATCTTCTGATGTTCCTGAAGAATACGGAGCTTTGTTATTCCGGCAGTTTCGGCCAAATTATCCTGTAATTCTTTGATTCGTGCTAAAATGTTTGATTTTGTTAGCATAGTCGAAGCAGTAGAACGGGCTGAGTTTTCAGAGTAACCGGCACGAATTGCGGCCTTACTTGCATTTAAGTCAATGCAATATTCATAACAGAATCTTTCCTGTTTGTCGTTTAATGGCAGTAGTTCTTCGCTGTTTTCTTCGTCAGTCATTACTTTTTATCTTTTCATACTGCAAAGTTAAGCAATATCCGGTTCACTGAAATCATACGCGACGGTTCCGACTGTCCCGACGACAA